CCAAGCAGCGTTTCCGGCCCGGTGTAGGTGCCGTCGAGCGTGCCGGCCGTCAGCGTGATCTGGCCGCCGCTGTAGACCGTGCCGGAATGCGTGCCGGCCGGCGTCGTTGCCAAGTCGTCGAGCGATGCGACGACTGCCGTGCCATACGGCCGCCAGGCCGGCGCCGCGATGCGCGCAATCTGGCCGAAGGTGCCGCCAACCGTTCGCGCAGCGACCAGCAGCGTGCCGCCGTATGGCGCCTGGTCGAGGCGCGCAGCCGGCTGCCGGCCTGCGTAGATCGTCTTCGCTGCCGCCCAGCAGCCTCCGACGCGCAGTTCGTAGCCGGCGACGTCGCGCATGCCGATGTCGTCCCACTTCACCGCGACATGATCGGGCGCGTCGGTTGCCGACGTGTTGCTCGGTGCCGGCACGATCAGCGCTGCGAACTCCTCGACGACGACGTCGCGCACGACTGCCTGTTCGGGCAGCTGGTAGTTGCCGTCGACGCGCTCGAGACAGACGGCGACGCGGTATGCCTGGCCGGCAGCTGCGCCGATCCACTGCACTTCGTCGCCCGACGTTTCGTCGATGACCTGCCAGGTCGACGTCGCGCCTCGAACGTAGACGCGCGCGCGACTCTGCGACCTGGCAATCGGCCGGCGCCATGTGATGTGATGCGTGCCGTCCGGCTGCGCAGCGACTTGGACGTCCTCGGCATCTGGGTCGTCTTCCTGCACCGGCTGCCGCAGATAGCTGCTCGGCGTCGATTCCGTCGCGTCGATGCCCTCGGCGGAATACATGGCCGGCGTGATCGGGTCATGCACAGCGGGGACCCACTGCAGACACCGCACCTCGCGTTTGAGGTCCTGCCCCAGCGTGATGGAAACGACTTCGTAGGTTTCGACGAGTTTCGACGTCAGGCCGACGACGCAGGCCGCGCCGCTGACGACCGTGACCGGAGAGCCGGACACCGTCAAACGCGAAATGCTGCCGCTGGTCGTGATCGCCGTGATGGTGCGCGTCTGCGCGACGCCGTTGATGTCTCGCACGACGACCTGCGTCGCGCCGACGACCGTGTGGTCGACTTCGATTTGATTCGTCGCCGTTGCCGTCTTCGCGACTGACATCGCGGTCGGAACGTCGGCGCCGAATGGCCTCAAGGTTTCGTGCTCGAACTGGATCAGGTCGCCGACCTCGGCAGCCAGCGCCCAGGGTCCTGTTCGGAACGTCAGCTCGCGACGGATCAGGCGCTGCACGCGGTGCCGGAACATGCCCTCGCGGTAGAGCTGCGACGGCCTGGTCACTCCGTAGGCCTGCACCGTTTCTGGACGGTAGGTGTCCGGCTGCAGGTTTGCCGGGTCGTTCAGCGTGCCTTCGCTGTCCTCGACGGGCAGGACGTCCTGCGCGTAGAGCGCTGTCTCGTTCAAAAACTGGAACAGATACGCTGTCGGCCTGTTCGCCTTCGGCAGCCATGTGACCTGCACCTCTTCGCAGTTGCCGCTTGTGATCAGCTGCACCGCCGACTTCGCCGGCACCGATACGCCAGCGTCGCTGTGCGCGTCGCGGTATTGATAGGACACCGAGATTTTGCCGTTCTTGGCGATCGGTGCAGCGCGTCCTGCGGCGCAGATTGCCAAGACCCATTCCCACGCCGGCCGCGGTGCGTCGCCGACAATGTCGCAGCAGAACGCCGCCTCGTTCCACGGCGAAGCCGGCGACGGGTCATCATCGCAGAACGCCGCCCAGCGACGAAACGCCGGTAGGTCGACGTCGTCCTCGGTCAGCCATCGACCGAGGCCCCACGGTGCCAGCAGGAAGTCCAGCAGGATCCACGCCGGGTTGCGGCCCGGTGGGTAGGTGTTGAAGTTGAACGGCGCAGCCGGCACGTCCCACGTCGGCGCACTCCATCCATGCGTTGCGTCCCAGACGCGCACCTTCGCGCCGTCGATGCGAACGTAGCAGTCGGGCAGGCCGCCCGAAAAGCGACTGCCGGCGCTCAGTTCCAGGCCCAGCAACGCGACGCGCGGGTAGGTCAGCGTTTGGGGTGAAGCGAACGAGACATTGCGCCAAACGGCAGCGGTCGAAACGGTCGCGCCTCCAGACGGCGAACGACGTCGAACGCGGACCTCGATCGGTCCGTAGATTGACGCGTCGACGTTGCGTCTGGTCGATCCGCGAAAGGTTCGAGCGACGACTTTGTTGGTTGCCTCCGTGATCGTCAGCGAAGCCGGCAATCCTGCCTGCGTGTCCGGGTTGAACCATCCGCGCCAGCTTTGTTCGCCGACGCGCCTCCACTCAAAGTCGAACGTCGCGCTGGCCGAAATAATCGACCCTGTCGCGCTCGTCGCAAACAGTCCAGACGGGAAGACCAGCACAAACGCGATCGTCTGCACTTCGTCTGTCGCGCTGTAGGTGTAGACGAACTGGTCGTCGTCTTCGTTGAGAGCAACGCTTGGAGAGAACGTGCTGATAGCACCGGGAAACGCATCGCCAGGCAGCGGCGTTTGGTCCAGGTTTCCAGGTCGAATCCATGCGCGAACGCCAGGCACCTCGGAAACACGGGTCGCAGCGTTGGCAATAACGACCTGCGCAAATGGGTGGTCGTATTCCCAGACAGGACCCGTCGGGTCGAAGTTCGGCAAAAGGAGGCCAGCGACGACATATTCGCCGGCATTCGGGCCGCGTCCCGATGTTATGACAACATCCAAGCGCGAGAAGTTGCCTTCTCGGTATTGGTAGACGGTTCCTCTGCCGATGCGCGTCTGCTGCGTCGGTTGAGAGTCGCCCTCGATGTAGAATGCGATTTCGGTTCCGACTGCTGGTGGGTCCGGCTGCCCTGGAATGAAGTCCCATGGAGCCAAAAACATCTCCCAGACTTGCGTGACCTGCGTCGGGTTGATGAGCGCGTTCCCGTTGACGCGAATCTCGGACGGCAGCAACGCATACGCCGGCGGGTTGACACCGCCCGGCGTTGTGATTGCGCCTAGGTTGTTGATGTCTGCGGCTTCCGTATCGCCGATGCGCGCGATCGGACCCTCGGAAAGCGCGAGCACCATCCGCAAACGGTCGTCTAGGCCGACTGTGTTGCTAGCTGCATACACGTCGGTGTAGATGACCTGGCCGCCGACCGCATGCCGGCCATAGACCCACGGCACCGGGAAGCCCTGGCCGTAGTTTGTCTGGATGCCGTCCCATGCATACGTCGGCGAGGATTCGTCGCCGCGGTCCTGTCCCAATCCGTCGGGCCTTGGCCTCGGCGTGATCAGCGAGACGACGTAGGAAATGCCGAAGGAAATGGCAGCAGCGATGAGCGCCTGCACCAAGATCGCGCCCAGCGTTTCAAGCCCCATGCTGGTGACCGGCAGCAACATGACGTCGCTACCGTCGGGCAGGTCATCGTCTAGCTCGTCGTCGTTCAGACGCCGGCCATCGACGGCGCATTCGATCGCTACGCTGCTTGGTAGACGACTTGCGACCTCAAATGCCAGCGCTCGCGCGGTGAGGCCTGGTCGAGCGTAGACCGGCAGCGTTTCGACGCCGTCAGTCCCTAGAAGGCCTCGGCGAACATGCAGACGGATCATGCCGCCAGACCTCGGCCGGCTGCTTTGTCCATCGCACTGCCGGTTTGCGCCATGCACCGCCAAGTCGGGCATCTGCGCTCCAAATGTAACCGTGCGCGATGATGGCGACCCATGGGTGCAAACCATAGAACAGCAGCACGTCGCCGTCGCGCAAGCCGTTCACGTCCGCACTGCGGACCCAGCAAGAAGGAAAGCCGGTTGCCGTTGCTGCTTTGCCCTCCAGCCATTGCCGGCGAATGTTCGGCCATGGGTCCGGCTGGCACAGGCCGCAGCGCTTCGCGACCTCGAGCACCGTTCCCAAGCAGTCCAGCTCGACGCCGGCCTGGCGCGCCCCTAGCCGGTAGCGGCTGCGAAGAATGTCGTCCCATGTGTCGGTCACCGCTGCCTAGGGATTCCAGGGAAGCCGCCGAAGCGAGCCGGATGCAGGACAGGAAGACCGCGCGCGGCGTGATCCTGGCCGCGTGCGATGCAAGCCGACAGCGTTTTCGGGCAGGTCGTGTAGGCCGCGACGGAGTTTACGACGTAGCCGCATTCGCCGCTTCCAAACTCCCAGCGGCAGCGGCTCGCGACGTAGCGGTCCTGCGGGCTTTGCCGGTTGAAGAAGTTCGCGCGCTCGAGGCGAAACGCGATTGCCTCCTCGGTTGCGTATGCACCGGCGACGGTCATGTCCCAGCGCTGGCATTCGTGGTTCGGATATGCAATCGAAAGCCCTGCCTGCGGCACTAGGTAGATGGTGCAGTAGTTGCCTTCGAGGCCTTCGCCGGCGTGCAGGTATCGCATGAGCGTTTTCGTCGTGTTGTCGACGGTCAGCTCAAGCTGCGGAAGATCGCCTTCGTTGGTTTGCTCGATGGGTGAAAACGAAAACGCGAGCGGGTTCCACGTCGTCGTTGATGGTGCGCCGACCGGCCAGGTTATGGCCGACGCATAGTTGCACAATCGCAGGATGAGTCCTGGCGTCGTCACGGCGCCGCTGCCGGCAGGCCGTGCGACCTCCAGCTCGACGAGCCAAATGAGCGGCTGCGTGCCGTGCGGTTTTTCGATTTCCGAGACGAACGACGATGGCAAGACGATCGGCATGCTAGGACGTCCAGATGAGTTCGACGACGCGAACCGATAGCGAGTAAACGTGCCCGCTGACTTGCTCGAGCTGCGGTGCGTCGGTTTGCACGACAGCGATGTCGGTCGACTCTCGAGGCGCGCGCCATCGGAAAGCGACGTTGTCGCGCAGGAAGTCGTAAAGCGTCGAGCTGTTTGCGCCGTTCAGGTTCGACCAGTTCAGCATCCACTGCCGGCGAACCGTCGCGAACAGCGGCCAGCTGCGAACGTAGCCGGTCGCCCCGACGATGCGCTCGTCCTGAACTTGCGCGTCTTCGCTCGTGTCTGCGTCCGGTGCAATCGGCAGCGGATTCAGCGAGGCCGCGCTCGCGCTTTCACGACCTGGCGTCAAGACCAGATACGTCGGCGTCGCCGGCAGCGTTGGATCGGGGTCGGCATCCTTGACCAGATTGACCTGCAGAATCTGCGCATCGCGAACGTCGCGTCGCGAGTTGCTGACGTTGAGGCCGCCGGTCCAGCGTGCTCGGTATTGAATCGCGCCCGAGGTCGGCGAGAGTCCATAGCGCGCGGCCGCGATGACGCTGACGCCCTCCAGTTCGTTGGCTCGCGTTTGCGCGTGCACGATGCAGCTGCGCAGCGCGTTGCCGGCGTTCGTCCAGATTTCGGCGCAGTAGTCATGCGTGCCCGTGGTTTGCACGATGCCATGCGTCAGCACCGCCGGCGCGGACACCAGGCCGGTCGCAGGTCGCTCGAGCGACAGGTATGTCTGGCCCTCAGGAAACACGTCAGGATTGCCGCCGTAGCGGTTGCCAGTGACGGCGAGCACCTCCTGCTCCGTTCGATCGAGAACGTCGGCCAAACTCTCGACGCGGATGCCGAGGTATTTGACTCCGAGCAGCAGCGTTCGGGATGTGCCTGTCAGCGATGCGCGGTCGTTGCCTCGGATGCCTGGCCGATAGCTAGCCGATGCGCTGACGGGGTTTGTCCCATACCACCAGCCGACCTGTTGCATGATCGGGTTCCAGCTGAATGCCGTCTGCGTCATGTCGAAGCCGCGGCTGAGGCCCCAGCGACCGTTTGTGCCGACCTTAGGCTCGAAGGACGCTGGCAAGCCTAGAATCTCCATGCCCAGCTGGAACGACGGTGCCTGCCGCTGCACAACGAAGTCGCGGCCCGGCGGCCGGTAGCTGACTCCCATGAAATGCAGCCACTTTTCGCCATCGACGCCAGGCTGGTTTGTGGTTGCCCACAACGGCGAGCTGGTCGAGGTCAGCGGTGCCGACGCCGGCCAGTATTGTTCGACGAGCTGGTCGCCGCCCGGCACCGTCGTCAAGTCCCACCACAGCCAGGTAAGTTCGCTGACTGACGCCGACATTTGCCGGCCAGTGACGACGTCGCCGTTCGCAAAAAACCGGCCCCAAATGCACAGCTCGTCGGCCGAAGACGACAGCGTCATCGAAGACCCAAAGGATGGGTCGGCGGAAAACGCATCCTGCACAACCATGAACTGCACCGGCACTGCAGACAGCGGCCCCAGCGATTGCCAGACAGGATAGGACCAGGTGTGCGTCGACGATCGGAAGCCGCCCGTCTTGCCCAGCGACAGCTGCAGCAGCGCGCGAGGAAGCGCCGTGCCGTTGCTTACCGTCAGGTTGTGAACGTGCGCCTGCACGATGACGCCCCACCGGCGGCTGCCGGTCGGCATGCCGCTCGCCGGCAGTCGCGCGACGATGACCCAGCCATCGCCGCCCGGCGGCCCGGCCTGCGTGCCGATGGTTGTGATCGTGGTGCCGGCGCCCTGCTCGACGATGTCTGCCCAGCGTGCTGCCGGCATCAGGACACCGCCCGGCGAACGGCGCCGCGCATGCTGCTGCGTGTCTCAATGCCGTTCGTGAAGATGTTTCGCAGCGTGCCCTGTTGCTCAAGGAGCGCGCGCTGCACGTCGCGAGAATCCATTGCCGTGATGTTGATCGAAACGTTCGTGCCCGTCTGCGCGCCGCCGCCGACGAACGACACAGGGATGGAACGGTTGTCTGGCAACGGAACAAAGGCCTCGGCGGTGCGGCCTTCGCCGAACAGCGCCATCGTCGGTCGACGAGCGATGCCGCCTCGAGCGAATGCGCGCACAGGTGCGGTGCCGGTGACGTTGCCCGGCAGGATGCCGCCGTTCTCCATTGCTGGCGTCGCGGTTGGTCCTCCGAAGATTGACGAGATGATGCGCAGCGAAAGCATCTTCGCTGCGATGCGCGCAATCTCCTGCAGCATCAGGACGGCCAGACCCTTGAACGCCTCGCCGGCGCTCTTCGTGCCCATGATGATGTCGGTGAACGCGTCCGTCAGTCCGCTGCCAAATGCGTCGACCAGCTGCGTGCCGGCTTCGCGGCCGGCGGCCGTCAAGTCGGTCAGCTGCTGAATCGACTCGCGAGCGCCTTCGGAGAAGCCGCCCCAGAAGTCGCCGCCGGTGACGAGATTCTTGAGGCGCTGCTGCCGCTGGTTGATGCGGTCAAGGGTCGACTCGTATTCCTGTGCGCTGACTTTGCCGTCGATGAACAGCGCGCGCAGGTCGAGTTTGTCGGCCTCCGTCTTGAGGTCGGCGATTGCGCGCTGATCCTCGCGAAGCGCGGCGACCTGTTGTTGTATGGCTAGCGTCTCGCGGTCGCGCGCCAGCGCGTCCTCCGGTGCTGCGACCGGCGTCGTTTGTCCTCGCGTCGCGCGGAATACCGAGCCGACCTGCGTGCCCAGTTTGCGCGCGTATTCCGTGACCGCATCGAGAGACGGCAAACCGAGCGACGGAATGCCGACGCGCTCCGGCGCCGCCGCTGCTGCTGCCGGCGCGGCTCCTGTTTGCTGTCGCGCCGCTGCGTCGAACTGCGCGCGGACCTGCGCGGCCGCGTTGCCGGCCTGCTGCTGCAGGTTCTTGCGCAGCTCGCGCAAACGCGTCGAGGCCTCGAGGCCTTCGATCTGTTGCAACAGCCCGTCGATTTCCAGCTGATTGCGGTCGATTGCGTCCTGCGTCTGTTTGTTGAACTCCTCGCTCGCTCGGTAGCTTTGCCGGCTGCGCAGGATTTGCTGCGTCACCTGCAGCGCGGCGACCTGCCGTTCTAGTTCTGCCGTCTGCTTCGGATCGACCAAGTCGATGCCTGGAATCTCCTCGATGACGTCCACCAGTTCGATGAATACGTCGATCAGGATGTTCACCGCACCGACGACGACCTCGGCGATGACCTTCGCGAAGTCGGCGATCGCGTCACGGTTCGCGACGATGAGCTTCGCGATTTGCTCAAGGCCGCCGGCGACCTCCGGCCCGAACGCTGCGAGGAACGACCGGCCGACGGCCTGCACCGCCAGGTTGAGTTTGTCGAGCGCGTCGGAAACGGCAGCGGCGCTCGCTGCCTGTTCGTCGGTCAGCGTTGCGCCGAGGTCGCGCACCTCAAGGATGTTCTCGCGGAACTCCTGCACGCCTTGCCCGATTGCCGGCAGCAGCTCGAGGAACTGCTTCGGCACGACTTTGCCAAGCGC